TCTACAGTGGTAGAGGTGGTTGTGGTTGATTCTACTGTCGTGGATGTTGTGGAAGTGGTCTGAGTAGACCCAACACCATTGAAGCTCAGTTCATACCGCAAGTTCCACCCTTGATTTGTATGCCAAGCATCAGGGTTTCCACAGCAAATACCAGCCCGTAGTCTGTAACGACCAGCAGGTACTTCCATAGAGATGTACGACTGCAAGCCAATGGAGTCGTCAATGCTATAAAGCAAAGTTCCTGCTTCGTTGTATAGCCATAACATCGGGTCTGAGTTATACCCAGTAATCATATAAGTTTGCGCTATAAACTGTGTTGTCTCGCTGTAATCAAACCAAACATCTGTTGGTTCTGTGATTATTAGGTTTTCCGCTTTAGCGGGAGATGCAAAAAGAGCAAGTATAATTACAGGTATTAATATCCATGAGCCTTTTTTAAATCTTAATCTTTTCACTTAACCAGTATATATTAGGTTGAGTTAATAAGAAAATTAAGCTATATACTCAACACCACTAATTGTAAAAGTTGAAGTTGCTATGCTTGAGTTAACATAGATAGAAGCACCAGCGTTGACAACAAGTGCTGAGTCGTATGAAATTGTTTCTCCGCTTAGAACGGTAAAGTTACTTAAAACTTTATTGTTCGCACCAGCTGAACCACCTGCTGGTATTAAATGCAGATTGCATAAAAGCGTACTGTTTCCGGTATTGCAGATATTAATATTCTTAACAATTGCATAACTACCTGCATTGTTGCTTAGTGTGTATACACTCATTGCATTGTCACTACCAATGTATAGAGTTTTTGGTGTTAAATTAGCCATTAGAACCTCATCCAAGCAATAATGCTTGTATCGTTTGTCACAGTGTTCATATCCTGAATTGTGGTTGCGTCTAGCACATGATCAACGATTTCACCCGCTGTGTGCGCTACTGCGCTTGTTGAATCGTAACCCCGAGAAGATGCAGTAAAAGTATTTGCACTTCTTGAGGAGCAAAGAATCTTTTCTTCCGAAGCAGTCCCTCTTCCAATTACAATTGCAAAAGGGTTTGTTAATCCAGAAGGGAAGGTTGTTCCATCAATAACTATGATTGATGTTGCTGAGTTTGATATATTTGCTGTCAACTGTGTCTTTAAAACACCACCAGCGAATTCTCTTCTTAACAAAGCAACCCCCTAATTAGTTGATAGAAATACTTAGGTCGCCTGCGCTGACTCTAAGGATATCTCCTGCATCAAGTGATTTGTTTGCAGTCAAAGGTCCGTAGACAAGGATATTTCCGCTTGTAAGTGCGTCAGTAACCGCAATTGCAACAACAGTGCATGCAGGCATTCCATTAAAGTCAATATCAGAAGTATTTACTGTTGAACCAGATGCTGCGCCGTTAAATGCGGCTACTTTTCTTGCGTATGATCCACCAGAAACCTCTGTTCCTGCCGTTGAATCTGTTGGGGCAACTGTATAAAGCGCCAAGTAAACCGTTGTCGGTTTGGTATAAGTTGTTGTTCCTAGAAAATGATCAAGAAGTTTAACTTCAAGATAATCGCTTAAGTTTCCAGCCATTAATTAATCCTCCTTAGAAGCCAAGTACTCTTCAAGTTCAAGTACATCAGGGATTCTAAAATTTTCAAGAGTGAGAAGGAAGGCGGCTTGTTCCTGTGTAACTTCTTGAATATAATCTTCTCTTGTAAAGACAAGACCATTTCCACTATAAGCAGCACCACTTTCAAAAATAATAACAACAAGGTCTGGATTAACAGAACTTACTGAACTTGAAACTGGTTTTGCTTCTTTTGGTTTCGCAGCAGCTTTCTTGGCTGGTGCTTTCTTAGCCGGGGTTTTATCAACATTCAATGATGTTGAGGTAACAATATTTTCACTCATGATAAATATCTTATCATACTTAACTATAAAATGCGAAAAGGAGGGGATATTTCACCCCCCCCCAATCACAAATTTTTAATTACTAATTACAGTGTACGAAGCTTGACATTCTTACCGATTACATATGAATCAGCATTTTCAATGTTGCTTGCAACTCTCATGTACTGAGTATATTCGATTGTGTCTGTCTTTGGCTTGAACTGACGGTATACAGTGATATCACGGTGGATACCGATAACACGGTTGTTAGGGAATGTTAGTTCAATATGACCATGTGATCCTGTTGCACCTGAGTAGTCACCAGTAACCGTTTCTGGCATCAAAGGAACTTCAAGCAAAGGAATACCGAATGGTGAAATTCCAGTTGAACCCGGACCACCATTTCCACGCATTGTGCCCTGAAGGAATGCCACATCGCCGACCAATGAGCCGGGAGATGGTGCACCTGCAGTTGCAGCAGTTGCATCGTTTGGATTACCCAAGCTGTAGATGGTGTCTTGAACATTGCCTGAACCAGAGAAGAATCTCAGTTCATTTCTGCGCTGAAGATACTTAGTTGGCATATTGCGAAGAATACGATCATAAGTAGCTCTTGAAACCTGATTACCAGCCTCATCAACTACACGACCATTTGTCTTAGCAAGCTTTACAAAGCCATCAAGTGCCTTGAGAAGACCATTGTTTGAAGATGTATTACCATTGATGAACAAATCGTCAAGGTCGTTAGCTGTTTGACGAGCCATAACCTGTGCGATGTGATCTTCAAGAGATGCACCTTCAATGTTGTCTTCCAAAGACTCAGTGCTCAATGCCCAGTCAAGACGAAGCTTAACGGTTGACAATGAAACCTTACTGAATGTTACAGCGGCGTTTGCACCGCTGTCTGTTGCCTCGGTTGCCTTTGAAAGCAAGCGGGTGCCTACGGAAACCTTATCGATTTCCATTTGTGGTGTACGCATACGAACGACTCTTGCGTTCTGCATAAGTACAGACTGATCAATAACAAAATCGAGGAATCGATTTGACTGAGCTGGTTTCATTAAACCACCTGAATCATTACCTACAACCCCAGTTGTTACTTCGTCAGCTTTTGATAGAATTTCTTCTTGTGATGCCATTTTGTTTTTCCTCCTATTATGACTTATAGCCCAAGGAGTTAATTAAACCTTGTGGCAAATATACATTGTCCCAGACTGATTTTGGAGCAGACTTGGAAAGTTCCTCGCCCTCTTCGTCATCTTCTGGATCAACACTTTTCTTGATAGCACCGGCGGTAGCGAAGGCTTTAACCTGCTCCTCTTGCTCGGTCAGAGCTTGCTCTGTTGCTTCTAATTTTTCTTGAAGTTCAGCAGTGCTGGCTTCAAATCCCTTTGTAATATCATCGATTTTGTTTTGAACCGAAGCTTCAATCTCTTCTTTAATTGAAGTAGCGAAGGTTTCGAGTTTTTGATCAACCACATCACTGAGAGCATTTTTTAGGATTTCAATATCCATTTCTTCCTCCTGTGTGTTTTCAGTTACTTCAACTTGTGCTGAAGCATTTTCTTGAACATCTGGAACAAGCCAGTTAACTACTCTTTTCAGCAGAGATAGTCTGTCTATTTCTTGTTCATTCATGTTAAAGACCTTATCATAGTTTATATCATTTTGCAATTCATTCTCTTGCTTTTCAACTAATTCACTATTATTATCAGTTGCACTGATTGAATCCATCATTTCCTTAAGCACTTCATTAATTGAATCATTATCTTCAATGCCTTCTTCTGGGGATTCTTTTTTTATTTCATTTGTCATTGAAGACTCCTTTTTCTTTTTCTTTGGATAACCCTGTGTTGGATTTTTAATACCAGCACCCATGTTTCCAGTTGTCACTTCTCCTTCTTTCTCAATGCTTTTTTCTTTCGTCTTGGCATATCTCTCAAGAAGTCTGCGACCTTTTGCAGCAAGTTCTGCTGCATCTTGTGCATTCTGTGGCACAGGTTCACCCCATGCCGTTGCTGAAAGGGCGAGCCTTGTTGGTCTGCCCTTTGAGTCCTTCATTGGACCAGATGGATTTGTAAAGAAGCGTGTCAGGAAAGAACCCTTTCTGCGCATCTTTTCTGGGGTATCTGCCGCACCCCGAACTCCGGGCTTAAGATTTGCGCCCTCAGTTTCTTTAAAATGTCTACGACCCGCAGCAGTCAAACCGCCCTTTGGGTCTTTTAAGGTTTGTTTTGCTTTTTCAAAATCAATATCCTCAACAAGATCTAGGATGTAATCAAGGTTTCCATCAACATCCATTTTGATAATATCAACAACCGCCAGTGCGTTTGCTGGATTATCCACAAGACTTAGTTCGCCAAGAACATAGTTCTTAATCACATTAACTGGTCTACCACGATGCATCTTCTCTGTTGACTCAACTTTTTCAAGAATCTTTCCGCCAATTGAAAATGCACGAAGGGTTCCGTCAAGAACTTTTTGCCAAGTATTCTCGGCTCCCTTTGAGATGTAAGCATCAACACGAACAGCATTGTACATAACGCCATCTTCACCCATCACTTGGATTGGGTTGTAACTGACAGCTTTACCTACAGCAACCGGGGCATGCATTTCACGAATGTTCCCGCCCCAATTCTTAAATGCCTCAACAGAAGCGGTAAAGTCAACAATGTCTCCACTTTTATCTATATTGTCAGCAGTAGCGATACCGCTTACAATCCTCTCTTCCTTCTTGATCATGTCAATAGGGAAGGACAAGTTAAAATTTTCCATAGTCACCTCGTAATCTTATATTATACACTATTATTTGTATAATTAGCCAACTGCGTAAGCTGAAAAGCTAACACCGGCTGTAATGATTTTAATTTTTGTATAGTCGCCCGGGATTTTGTGATACATATGACTGCCATCATCTGGTGCATGAGGGATAAGAATTTGGTGTCTTCCGTTCAATTCAATAATCGCACTTGTTGTGTTGCTTTTATTCCATACAAACAAATAATCAGTATGATGTCCGATTGACACCTCACCGTCTGTGCTTGCGATAGCTGTTGTTGTATATACAATACTACTCATTTTTTTCTCCTTCAAATACCTTGACGGTATCTATATTATCGCCAGAGTCTTGACTCTGACCTCTTTCTTTTTGATCACCACTGCCTTGAACACCTGTTGGTGTTGAGCCAGCATCTGATCTAGACTTTGGTGGAATTGATGAAGCATTATTGGAATTGCCAACTGGTGCTCCTGATCCTTCCTTTTTAACTTTTGTAGGGAAAGGTAAAACTTCATCACCATCTTTACGTTCTGGCAATCCAACCTTTGTTCTAACTTCATTTGGAGAAATAACTTCAGTTCTAAGATATCTATCATAGATTCTTGATTCCATATCCTCATCCATAAGATCAATCTTATTGAGTTTAAAAGACAGAAGGTCTGTAAATTCTTTTACAAGACGGTTGAGTTTCTTTTCAATAACCGCCTGATCTGGCCCAATAACTTGCATCTTAAATGTCTTATCAGCATCTCGTGAAACAGCCAAGTTCGCATTATCATAAACTCCAACTTTAGGAGCAGGGACCCTGTTTGCGACAAGTATCTCATCACGGTTTGATTTACGATATTTATCAAAAGATGAATCTTGAATTCCGGCTTCTAATTTTTCAAACTTGATATCGGTATCAGAACCAATAGAGGCAGGCAGAGGAATAATCAAAGTGCCATGATTACGGCCTTTAACTTCATTCCTGAAATAATTAACAAGCTCCTGCTTTGAACGCTGACTTATCTTTGCGCCTTTAAGAATGATTGCATAACGAGGAATCGCTTTATTCTCAAAATAGTCAATGTTATATTCTTTAGCAAACTTATCTCCAATTATGGCTGCGGCAGCAGAAACTGCTGCTGGAATCCCATAGTAAGTATTGTTTGGTGAATACATCTTGAAATGAATAATCTCATTAGGGTTGGGATCCATATTAATTGGATCATCCATCTCTAAGTCTTGAAAGTTCCTAAAGAAAACTGCTTGAATCTTATTGCTTCTAGAAATTTGAACAAAGCCATCTCTTTTTCTACGAACCCGAACCATAGTTCCAGGAATATGACCAATATAGCCAATCTTTCCAGCGTTGTTGCGACCAATCTCTAGATAGCCATTACCAATTGTAAGAACATCTTGCCAAACACGAACCATAGTTTCAATTAAAGTTTCTTCAATATTTAAATCTTCAAAAGCGTCATCTAGTTCTTCTTTGAGATCTTGCATTTGTCGTCTCATCTTTTCAAGTTTTACCTTGTCATCTTGAACTCTTTCAATCCTTCTTTTGGCTTTTAATGTTTCTTGGAATTCATACCCAAGACCAACAGTATTCATCACACGGGCGTTAATAGCTGCATAGTGGATAGAACTTTGGTCATAAAGATGTGCAAGATTATCTAAATCATATGGGGGGTTGATAATATCCCATAGCGAATAGCCATTAACAACAAGAGGGTCAATGTACTTACTAGCCGTACCATCTTCACCCTCATATTTCTTTTGAAGTCTTTGAGCTTTTCTCTTCATCCGTGGAGAAAGAGATGACATTTTCACTGACAGAAACGGGTCTGTTGTCTTTTTTTCTGCGTCAAAGGCATTATATGAAATATCATCAAATTCCAATTCCACTTGCTCGTCTTGTACAACTTCCATTTTTTGCATTATATTGCTCTCTTGTGTGCGAAGTATGCATCATACATATCTTCATATGGGTCAGCAATTAAACCATTAGAAAGTCTTTCTGCTTGGTCATCTCTTTCAGAAGAAGAAATCTTTCTTGCTCCGGCAACCCATCTAGCAACTCCCTCGTCAGAACCTGTCCAGTATTTAGCAGCCTCTGCAACTGCTTTTTCAATCTTTGGGTCATTCATTAAACCCTCAGCCGAAAGCACTCCGTCACCATCTGACAAAGGCAATCCGTCTGGCAAAATCCAAAGACAAACGCCATAGGATCTTTCGGGAACCCAAATTTTCTTATTTTTAATAATGTCAGAACTCATATAGATACAATTCTACATCACTTTCTTTAAATTATCTACACACTGACGACAGTTTTGTGTAATTAGCGGGCAATGTTGTCTTTAATAAGTTTGATTTCACAACTATCAGTTGTACAGTAACTCTCTCCAACTGCGTCTGCAGCCATTCCTGCATACACGCCAGCAAAGTCAATTGGGAACAATCTCATCTCGCCTTCTTCAACATATTCCTTTTCAGTAATCTGTGTATAAGGCATTTGTGGATAAGTAAAGTTTCCAGAAGGTAAGAATGAAACAGTTTTAAGTTGACCATCGTACATATGAAGAACTGTGCCAACATGCTTTTGTTCAGTTTCTGAGTCAAAAGAAATTGTTACGGATACTGAGTTATCTGACCAATATCTCTGAGCAACAGAAGCAATTGCCATCTTTTCAAAGATAGTTACATCACGCTCTGCTCTTTCGGCATCAGATTTAATTGGGAAAAATACAACAGATGTTGTATCTGGCGATTCAG